ATGAAATCACGTGACATTATGTATTTGTCAGGGCTTTTAGAAAATGATTGTAAGAATATTCCGACATTTTCTAGACCTCTAGATGAAAGTGAGCGTATTATCTATAAAGGTTTCTTTCCAAACCTTAACTTATCCACGGCTAAAGCTACTAGCATTAGTACTGAATGTTATAATTGTGTTGCTTGGACTCTGGGTATAACTGATGACTGGTTGTGGCCTGAATTTCACGCATATACGACGGATAAAGATACAACGCTTGAAGATTTTGATAAGTTTTACGAAAAAATGGGATTTGTTCGGGCAGCTAGCGACAAAGAAGCGCATATTACCGCCTGGGGAAATACTACACCTGAAGGTAAATTATATATGACACATGCTTCTGTAACTTATCCAGATTATCAAGGACAATGGGAATCAAAATTGGGTAAGTTTATTAGAATGAAGCATGATCCAAATGATTTACAAGGTAATAGTTACGGTAGGCGCGTTGCTTATTATAAGAAAAGCACTACTCAAGATTTATTACAAACAAGGCTACGCTTAATAAAAGAAAGACGTCCTGTTACCTATGACGAGGCTATAAAGCTTAATAGAAAGTTAGTAATGTTACCTAAGGCGCTTATTGATAGCTTTGATAATAAGTATGAGTTTTGGAAAGAAACTTGGGATGATTCGTCTGATGTATTGGCTACGTTCAGTTCAAATCCTACAACTTTTAAATTATCTAACGAATATCAAGAATTAGTTAAACTGGGTAAAAACAGTGATATCTTACCACTCATTGTTTTGAGGCTTCTGTTTTTTAAAAATGATTTCTTTGCGTTACAGCTTTATGATGAATTACAAGCAAATAAAAGTTTGGTTGTTGAATATGATGATAATTTTCACCTGTTAGAAGGGGAAAAAGGGCGAGCTCACTTGACAGTTAAAAAATATATCTCTTCGCTTTAGTTTTATTTTTAATTAGCCAGAGTTAGTCAGTTTTTATTTTAAGGGAAAAGGCTGCTTAAATTAGTCCTAGTAGCTACGTGAATTAGCTTGCTTCACTAGGAAGGTAGTTGTAAATATAAGTGAAAAAATGCATCAATTCAGAATGAAGTGGTACCCTGCTAACGATAGAAGCTTAATTTGATATATAAGATTGTTCGCTTATAAAAAATTTTTAGGTGTTAGAACCTTAGATATCTGATGGCACTGGAGTAAAAACCTGATATAGATCGTGTGTTGAACGATGTTGTACATTTGATGCTAAAGTGCCCTACTTGGGTATGCTAATTACGTAAGAGCGGTAATTATATAAAACGAATTTAAATAAACAGAAAATTATATGAAATGGGGAAGTATTCCCCCCACTCGATTATTTATCGGCGACATAATGCAATGATTTATCAATGAATAAAATTGATATTGTTTATTCTATACCGTCATTTTTACCGTCGTTGGAAGAAAATGCCATCAAGAACGTTCAGCAAGCCAAGTATCAATATCAGATTTTCTCCACGCTACACGCCCCATGGACGCTTTAACACTTTTGGGGAATTTACCTTGTCTCATCATACGCCAAATTGTTGTGTCGCTCAAGCTGGTGACTTCAATCACCTTAGCTTTACTTAATAGTTTTGGTTGTTCCATTATGCTTCTTCTCCATCTTTATTTTTTTAAAATATCCGGCACTTCAACGATTTTTAACTGTTCCGGTTTTACATCTTTATATTTGATCCAATACTGAACTATTTCTAACGCTTCTCCTTGAGTTACGGTTTCGCGCGTCTCCATAACCACATTCCATTCTCGTCGAAATTGGCATTCAAGCACAATATAGCGTTTGCCATCTATAACCTGTAATTCTTGTCTATCCATTCCGCTTTGGCCTTGGCTTCCCACTCAGCGGAGATTTGCTCACTCATATCGTTATCGCAATAATCTGTTGTGTTATCTGCGTGAGCGGGTAGAGTGATTAATGCGACGGCGTATAACATCATCACGCCGGTGATAATCGCCAAAAGTGCGGTTGTAATAATTTGTTTCATGGTAGTTTCCTTGTTAGTTAAAAGCTGAATTTGAGGTGTAAAAATCCGCCGCAGCTTAAAAAGTGCGGTCGGATTTTTGGGTGTTTTAGATGGTGGTTTCGACTTTGCCGAAGATTTTTTCGTTAAAGCTGCGGATATGCTTCAGTACGCGCCAGTTTGTTTCTGGATCTGCTTCAATGTCGACGGTGATACGTTTCACGACTTCGTTGAAGCGGCGTAGTGTGTTGCGATATTCAACAGCATTATCTCTTGCTTCGACGGCGAATTTTGAACCGATGGCAGCAAGCGGGCTGTAAAGCTCGTGCAGCAGGTTGTTGTTGCGTCGGAATGCGAAGCACGCCCAAGCGACGGTTTGCAGTTCATATTCCGTTAGCGTGACGGTATATGTCTTCTCCGGTTGCGGCAGGGCAAGTTGTTTCGGCTGTTGGGCTTCGCGGTCTAAAATATCCAGCACCCAGCGGCGGAAGTCTTTGGCTACTTTGGTGTGGCTTAACATGCCGATGAGGTGTGCGCCGCGCAAGGAGAAGATGCGCACTTTTTGGATTCCGCCATTTGTCCGCATATCAATAAGTGCGGTCATTTGTGGGGTGAATTCGTCGGCGTGGCGGTCGTAGATATTTTTGACCGACTTAAAAGGATCTGAATAGCCTAATGCTTTTCCAATCTCTGTAACCGTTAGCCAAATTTGATTGTTTTGATGAATAGCCGAAAGAGTTGTGCTTTGAAAAGTTAATGTAGTCATTCTGACTGTCTCCGTGTTTAAGTTTTAAAACTTCATCACGAGTAACGCCAATTACTGGTGATGAACTGATCAAGGTTGGCGTACCGTAACACGGTGTAAACGGCGATCTTTCGATCCCTCAACCAGTTCATCATTGACTACTTTTGAAAGGGGGGTATCAAATTGATGTACCCCTTTAAAGGGTTTGATTTGCTGATTTTCGGCTATAAAAAAATCGCCATTTAGGCGACTATAATTTCTAACCGCCGTGTTATTCAGGACGCCAATCCCGACTTTCTGTTGAAAGTGGGGTTAGTTTACTGAATTGAGCGGTGGGTGTCAAATAAAAAATCCCACGTTGTAAAGTGGGATTTTGAAAATTTAGTGTTTTGCTGCTTGGTTAGCGAAGTATGCCCAACCTATCATTACAGCTGCAAATACTGCTAACCCGAATGTTAAGCCCATTATTGCACCTCCTCTTTCATTTTTCTGAATTTGCGACCTGCGAACAGACCACCATAAATCCCCAAGCAAAGCAGAATGCTGTTTAGCAATTTTATGAGGATTGGATCTTTGCCATAAAGAATAACAGGAATAGCCAAAATTGCAACTTTTGCCACATCTACCGAAAGTTTCGCCCAATCATCTAAGGTTTCTTTCTCAAAAGGGCGTTTAGCGATGTTCCACATTGGCTTACTCCGTTTATATTCAATCCTGTGGTTATCGTAGTGTGAAGTGGGGTGGTTGTCAATACTATGGCAACATTGAACCAATTAACGCGGTGGCGACTTGTTTTATCACATCAAAAGATAAATCAAGGCTTTTGCTTTGTACCGTTGATTTAACTTTATTCCACACGCTATCGTTGCGGATTTTATCTAGGAATTCGTGACCTTGCCAAGTGAGCGATAATGCCGCATAACTTATTTCATTCATGCTTGACATATCGACACTTTTAATTAAGCCCGCGTCTGTGAGCAATTTATAGTGATATGCTATGGTTTGGGTATCATAACCTTTGATTTCATTATCTTGTAACCAACTTGTGCTATCGGCTTTTTCTTCTAACTTTATCAAGATTTTTCGGATTAAATCCCAGTTACGTTTCATTTTATTTCTCCAAGTGCAGACACAAAAAACATTCGGTATAAATTATATGATGTCATCATCAGGTAAAAAAGCCCCTCGCGTGGAGGGGCAAAACCTAAGGAACCAAATATGAGTTGCATAAGTTTAAGCCCTCATGCTCGGCTGAGAATCCCATCAAAAGTGCGGGTAGTCATCCCAATTAAGTAAGCTCACTTGAGCGTGTCCGCCGTGACTAAATCGGCGCAACCCTCTTAACAATCCCTGTTAAGACCGATAAAGATTAATATTAATTGCCGCGACCGCCGGAACCGATACAATTTTGACCCGGTTATTCTAATTCCGTGACCGAGAATAGGAGTCTATAATACGGGCTAACAGCAAATTTCTTCCGATTATCAAAATCGCCATCTAACCAGATATAAATATCTATCCCATCGCTTTCGTTGTATAATTCCCATGCTATATGATTTTCTTGTGCTATATCAGATATTATACATTTTAGATCTTTATATTCTTCGCTTACCCAAGGTTCCCCGTCATCGGGATTTTTGGGCTTACCAAAACACCTTAGAGCGTAATTTATCAACCCAACAGAAAAAGAAAACCATAAAAACAAGGCAAAAATTATGGCAATGAAGAAAGTCATCATCGAAATGATAGAGAAAATACCTGGTGGCAAAAGTGCGGTAGCGGGTTTTCTTGGATTTTCGGAAGCGGAGCTTAACAACCGTCTTTACCAGACCAAAGGGCAACGCTTCAAAAATGAGGAGCTGATCGCATTGCAGGTTGAGTATGGATGCACTGATTTTATCGAGGAGCTTTGCCGAAATGCCGGCGGTCGTTTTGTGCCGGACGCAATAGCAAGTGAATTGGATGCAGTGGAAATCTCAACTCTGCAACTGCATGAGTTATCAGCGCGCGGATTGTTGTTTGAAGCATTGGAAAGTGCATTAGCCGACGGAGAAATCACCACCGATGAAGAAGACGTAATCCGCAAATTATTAAACAAGCATTTAGCAGCAACACAACACTCAATCGAGTGCGTGATCTCGCTAAATAAACGGCAATAAAAGACCACGGCGGCAACCGTGGCAATTTAGGAAAAAATTAACATGGAAAATATTAATCAAAACGAGACGACAAGTCAAACACAATCAGCGCAAATCCTGAAAGCACTCAAAAACGGCGAGAGATTAACGCACTTAGACGCGGAAAAACGCTTTAACTGCTTACGTCTTGGCGCTCGTATCTATGACCTCAAAAAGCGCGGGCATAACATCATCAGCAAAATGATTACCGTGCCAAGCGGAAACCGTCGAGATTCAGACCGGCATCCACTTGTACAAAGATATGCTAATCCAATCTGTGGCAGTTTCACAGGCGCAAGATGGCAGCGCCACATTCACGATCACCGCGCGAGAAATCTTTGTAGTAAACACCGCTACAACGAAAAGCGGGAAGACTACGACGGCAGGCAATAAGAAAAGTGGTCGGGCGGGTTCGCAATCCGCCGCAAAAACGCAACAAGGCAATACACAGCCGATCGCAAAAGAGCCGAAAAAAACGACCGCACTTTATAACTTAGGTGGAAATATAGCAGGTAAGATTAAGCGTGGTTTAGGAGTGTCGCAATGAAACAAATTCCCGTAACCCAATTCCCCCACCAAGAACAAACGTTCGAATTTAACGGAACCAAGATTCGCCTCACGCTTCGATTTAACAGTGTGGGGCGTTTTTGGGCAATGGATGTATTTGAGCCGGTGAATCAAAAACAAATTTGCACAGGTCAAGCGCTTGCTTGCGGCGTTCCTTTACTTGTCCGCAGTACGCAGCCTTATTTTTTCTTCCTTGAAGATGAAAGCGGTGCGGAGTTAGATCCGATGGAAATATCGGATTTAGGCACTCGTTGTTTTTTGTATATAGGTGAAAAGTCATCGTAAAAACGACCGCACTTTAGAATAAAACAAACCCCGATAGCTGGTAACTATCGGGGTTTTTCATTCCAACTTTCCCAATAAAGAAGGAACAAATTTTGAGTAAGTATAGCAAAACTAAGTTAAAAATCCACTTAAAAGAGGGGTTAGAAATGGAAACAAATGCAAGTCCTATTATGCGCGGTGCAATCGCGTTTTCTATTGTTATTGTTGCCCTTGGATTGTTTGCTTTATGTATCACACCGTTAGATAATGTTTTGATTGAAGTTATAAAATAGCTTTAAGGGGGATGCATGAAGCAATTCGGGCGACGATGGAAACTTGACATAAGCAACGATCAGGAAACGTTGAGCATCGAACAATTGCGGGTGGCATTTGAAATTGATAAGACTATCAACGAGAAGCCAAACCCGGGAAAAATCCAAGTCTGGAATTTAAATCGAGATCACATCAATCAACTTTTAAGTGGTGCGTTTCAAAAAGCTACTTTATCGGTTGGTTATGGCGAATTGCGCCAGATTTATTCCGGTGATATTACAAAAGCACGCGTATTACGTCATGGCTTGGATTTCGTGTTAACGCTAGAATGTGCGGACGGACATCAAGCCTATACGAAATCTCGGGCAACAACGACACTTAACACAAAACAAAAAGGCGAGCTGCATTCGACGGGCGCAATTAGTAGCGATACCGACGTAAAAGCGGCGGGTATTTCCGGCAAGTCACATACTCACCGGGGCGACAGCGGCGGAACAACAGGAACACCACAATGACAACAAGAGTAAGACGGCTGGATAAAAATCACGATTGGACGTTTGGGCAAGGTTTTTCGAACTACGCCACCGAATCTGAAGCTATCGCACAGAATGTACAAACCCGCCTTTGGTCGTTTGCCAATGACTGGTTTCTAGATCTGGAACATGGCTTGCCGTGGCTTGAACAAATGGGGCGCGGTGTGAATCTGGCGGATTGGGAAATTAAAATAAAGCGGCATGTACTGGGAACGGAAGGAGTGTCAAAAATTACCGATTATCAGGCGGATTTTGAACCCGATTCGCGCAAGCTGACAATCTCAATTGACTATCAAGACATTTACGGGCAACAACAGACCGCACGCTATACAGCTTAAAGTGCGGTCAAATCGACCGCATTTTTTAATGAACCGATAAATTAATTTCGCGCCCTAATTTTTTAAAGGCTTTTTCAACAAAATCAATTTTGGATGGGTGGCGAAAATCTAATAAGCGATCGACTTGCGGCATGTGAACATCAAGACGGCGCGCCATTTCAGCTTTTCGCACACCTTGTGCGAGCATTTCATTGAGTAAGAAGACTTTTAGTGAACGCAATAAGGAAAGCGGAACCATATACTGCCCATCTTTTGGCTGGCTTGGCATTGGAATTGGGCGTTTATCATCAAAATAAAATTCAAGGGCGGTTTCTAAACCTTCTTCCGCTTCAAGTAGTGCGCTTTCAATATCTTCACCTACACTTGCCATTTCGGGAATGTCGGGGCAAGTGACAAGGAATGTACCGTTATCATCCGGGGTGATTTCAACAGGGTAGCGTAACATGGTTTCTCCTTAAATCGTTTGAGAAAACGCCCCTTTTCAGAGGCGAAAGACTTATTTTAAGTTTAAGTCTTTTTTGATTTTGTGAACTAAGCCGGTACCGATTTCTTTACTACCATGGTAGGGAAAGACAGTTTGGCACTCATTCAACGTTACCTTGCGATGACTTCCGCGCTTGGTTGCTTCGACTTTGCAGCCTTGCTCAAGCAAGTATCGCAAGAATTCACTGTATTTCATCGGGGTACCTCCTTTGCTATACAGTGAGGATAGAATACAACAAATTTGTTGTATGAGCAACATTTTTGTTGTGTTTTTTAAGTGATGATTTATTTGATAAACTTTTTTCAAAAGCCTGTTTAAAACGTAGGTTTTTTTTAATAATGGAATCTGCGACGCAGATCGCAAAATTGAAATAAATTTGAGGGAGAACTTACGGAAATGTCTTGGGTTTTGTAGAATGGGCGTTTCTATTTTTTACTAAGGAACATATCTATGAACACAACCAACATTATTGCCGGAATTATCGTTATTTTAATTTTATGCAGCCCTTTTGCATTGATTTACTGGATAGTCAAGAAAATCAAACAGCGTAGAGGGCAAAAAACGTATTTAAAATCGGTATGACGCGCCGTTTACACAAGACTACAATAAAGGTTCTTGCGTACAGTTTGACGGCTTAAGCTATCGCGCACTAAAAGCAAACCAAAACAACCAACCAAATGAAGCTAATTCGCAATATTGGGTGCGTTGGGGCTTACGCTAACTGAAATTGCCCGTGCGACATTAACTCAATACGGCTTAACCCAACTTTATACCGGTTACGACAGTCAGCGCGAGGATTTGGCATTAACGCCTAAAACTGCATTTTTGCTAAAACAGCTTATTGATTCCAATACAAGAGCTCTAGGTGATGTTATTCCGAACAGCAAAAAATCTGATGAAGTGAATAGTAACTCGTCTGATACTGTAGCGACATCAAAAGCGGTCAAAACGGCTTATGACAAAGGCGTTGAAGCGAAAACCGCAGCAGATAATGCACAACATACGGCAAACTCTGCTGAAAATATCGCAAATAATGCTAATGATAACGCAAACGGGCGTGTGTCAAAGAGCGGCGATACAATGACAGGCCAGCTTTCGGTTCCAAACATTATTACTAAGCACCACGGCACGGGCGGCTATCATAATCAATTTGACATGCAAGCCCCATTTTTCGTTGATGCGGTAGGTTATACACGCGAATCAACATTCCATCCTTTTATAAAAGGCAAAGTTAGAACAAAAGGAGACTGGGGAGCAGTCTTTTCGATAGGATATACGACGAAGCAAACCGGATATTACGAGAATGGTGAATTTGGACGCGGAGTTATAAATTTAAACGAAGATAACGGAACTTTTAAAAACTGGGAGTTTGAGCATAACGGTACATTCCGGTCGGCCGGTGATGTAGTAACATCAACCGGCAGATCATTAAATAGTACAATCTACAAAGAAGGCAACCCACACGATATTGCCCTGTCATGGCTAACAGATGGATTAAAAGTCCGCGTTGATACAACAGATTTGGGAAGAGTGACGTTTCGACACGATTTCCAATATCAAAAAATCGGCAATTTTGAAATCCGCAGGTATCCAGACGGGACGATGATTCAAACATACATTATCTATCAGAACGACTTAAAAGATTTCAATGATGAAAAATCATTTAACTGGGCCCAGGCATTTATCGACACGCCAATTGTCATCCCATTTATTACCACAGAAGTTAATGATGCACATGATTGCGGTGTAAACATTTTAACTAAATCGAATCATGCCACAGTATTTTATCGCGAATATGAACATGGTCATCCTGACCAGGGCAATGTACGCATCCAATTTTACGCAATCGGGAGATGGAAATAATGGCAATTTATTATAAAGACGGTTTCTATAACGATGAAAATGGCGGCTATGTACCGCAAGGTGCAGTAGAAATCACCGAACAAACCTACCGCACTTTACTTGAAGGACAATCTGCCGGTAAACAAATTATTGCTGACAGTGAGGGCAAGCCAATTTTAGTTGAACCACAGCCAAGTCATTTGCATGAATTCAAAAACGGCAAGTGGATAATTTCAGAGAAAAATAAGACCGCACTTTTGCTGGAACAGCGTAAAACAATTTGCGCCAAAATCAATCAACTGCGTGATGAAAAAACTGCGGGCGGGGTGTATGTGGAAAGTATCGGTAAGTGGTTCGATTCGGATGACAAAGCGCGCGCGAACGTCATTGAGCTGAAAGCAGCGTTTGATGTGTTGGGTGATGAAACGGTGCCGTGGACGACGTATGAAAATGATGTTGTCATGATGGACCACGAAAAAATGAAAGCGTTATTCAAAGAATTGAAAGATTCCAAGCTGCACAATCATCAAGTTGCAACAAAGCACAAATTAGCATTGGAGCAGTCAGCGGAGCCATTAAACTATAATTATTCAACCGGATGGAGCAAAACCTATGCAGATAAAGAAAATTAAAATTTGGGGCTATCATGTTGTCGTGGCAATTGATCAGTTATTTAATGCGCTAATCGGCGGAGCGGCAGACGAAACATTGTCAAGCCGCACTTACCGCGGGGCAATGTTGGCACCTAAACCGCGCAAGCGTTGGCGCGTGTTGTATCGTCTGATTAGACATTATGCGTTCGTTTCGCTTTCATTCTTTCTGCCGGAATCGTCCACACCTTATTTTTAA